TCGAAATCCTCTTCGTCTGAAACTTCAGGAGAATAATGTTTCTCATCATCCAAATTCATTATTTCCCATCTATCATGTGATAGTCTTTCGGTTTCAGGCATCCAATTAGAAAAACAAATAAGTTTTGGAGGGAAAAAAACTTTTGTAACGGACTGATATTTAGGTGAAAACATAACACCATTCTTTAAACTTTCAATAATAGAATAATTAACATATTCTTTGTTACTACGAGTAAAGTCAAAAACAACAATTTTTTCACTTTTGTAACTGAAAGCAATATCATCCTTTTTAGAACCTTCGAAATAAGCAGCAGAATGAATAGCCATTAAAAACTTTCCTAAATAAGTTTTCCCTTTATTTCCTGCAGAGTCAACAATCCATAATATCTTTCTATCATCTTGATACTTTAAAAGTTTTAAAGCACGTTGTTGCCAATTGTTTGGTTTAAACAAGTTAAACTTTTCTGCGAGAAGTTTCTTATTATTTTTATGATTTATTATATTCATAAAATTATTAAGGCCGCCAGGATACTTTATCATCACATCTCCGTGTTCTTCAGACAACTCTTCAAGTGTTGCACCATCCTTTATAGAGGATATAACACTTTCCAAATCGGTTCTCTCTCCCTTCTTCTTTGGTATTTTAGAATCATCACCAAATTCAAAAGGTCCGGCGATTCTTGATTCCTCTTTTCCACAATAAACTTTTGCTTCGTCATGATTTCCTCTTCTCTTTTCCCAATGCATTTTCTTGTCGAGAATCTTTAAGGTTGTGAGTTTCTTTTTAACTGTAAAAGCAACATATCCTTGATAATGATATCGACCGGTATCGGGACATTTTTCCAATTGATAAATCATATATTGAAATGGTTTCAATGTAACTTCGGGTGAAGTACCTACGTCGTAGCTGGTGAACATCCAATAGAGAGACATATTTGCTGTTCGGATCCAAAATCCAAGGTGGCGGTAATACTATTTCGCCACCTTTTATAACTTTGGATTCGCAATATAATTGGTCGATTTTCAACGTTTAAAATACAGGTGTATTTATCCTATTGGTCGATTTTTTCAAAAAATATCTGGAAATTTAAACCTATAAATAATCACATTTTATTAGGCCAATAAGAATGAGCGTTAAAAACACATTAGCAGAAATACTTTCATTATTAAAAGATCAAAGTAATATGCAATATTCTCTATTACAAAGATTAAAAGATTTATCGTTTATATTAGAAGAATTTATAGAAAATGTTGAGGATGATGAAAATGTTGAGGATGATCCATCACAGATACCTCCATGGAAAAGAACTAAACACGAATAAAAATTTTATTTATGGCATTGGATATAAATCGGGATTAACAGTTGTAATAATTAAATTTCCTTTTGTAGCTGCCGCAACTCCAGTGTTAGGAGAACCAGAAAATGTTATAACAGGTTGAACACCATTAATAGATTCAATATTCCAATATCCAGAATAAGACAATTGGGTAGATGTTCTTGAAGGTAAACTTAAATGATCTACTCCGTCCATTACATCATATGCAGTAGCACCAAGAGTACCAGTAACAGTAGGTTCTGTAACAGTGGAACTACCTCCATTAACATAATATGTAATTTGAACTGAACCTTTGAAACCAGAAGGAAAAGTAATAACATTTCCAGAAACAACAGTTCCCAAATTAGATTGAGGATGTAAATAAGGAGCAGTACCAAAATAATTTGAAGGAACAGAATATGTAGCCATATCAATATCAAACATATCACCCTGTAATGTAGCTTTAACAAATTGACGAGGTTTTAAAAGATATATATCATATGTAACCCAAAGTTCTCCTAGATTAACGGAACTTCCTTGAATATTATCAGAAGCAATATTGAAAGTACCCATTTGAGCAAGTCTTATATCAACTCCTTGAGGAGAAGTAAATAAATTTTCCATTTGAGCATTCTTATGATAATCACATTCAACTAAATGTAAACAAGAAATAGAAGGTTTTGTAGATACTGTATAAATATGATTTTCCATTTCGCTCTTTTTAGTAAATGCGTTTGAAAAAGAGTTATATTGTGTTGATAATATAACAGATCCAAGATTTGTATTTGCACTAACATTATAAACTGTATCAGATGATGTAGATTTAAATTCAAATGCTAAACCATGAAATCTATATAATTCAAATTGATAAGCTATTGTTGATAACCATGGGAATAATGATGCTGATGTAGGATTTATACCATATCTACCAATAGAAAATGTATTGGGAGTAGCATGACTATTTACAGCACCAATGTATTCACGATGTTGAATTCTAAGATAATCAGGATTATTCATATTGATAAAAGGAGGATCATTTGGAAGACCAATAATTGAGTTTTTTGAAATATGGTATGCACCTATACCTGTGATATTCTTAAATGCTTGATGAAGCCCAGATGCAAGATTTGAACCTGGTGACCATCCCATACCTAACATAGATGAACCCAACCCTCCAATAGAACGAACAATTTTGTTTAACAAAGGATTAACAGGAACATCAGTTTGTCTGGCAATCTTAGCTTTGTTAGCTTTGTTATCTAATCTATTAGGTAATTTCCTACGAGCAGTAATATAATTACGCTCTGGACGGATGAGACCTTTCGTAACAATACCTCCTTGCTGAGATCGTTGGTATGATCTGAAACCAACTTTTCTATATTTTTTCATTGTAATAAAATAATTTTTTTATATATATTTATAAAGTTAATTATAATTTTAATTATTATAAAATTATGGTCCCCTTATCCAAGTGCAAGAGCCCTCTACCCTTCAACCCAACATATCCGGGGGGTACGGGGGGCAATCGCCCCCCTCCCTACCCCCCTACCCCATAAGGAGTGGGAGTGGCCCTAATAGAGGGGGAGTGGCCCTAAAAGTGGGTGAGTGGCCCTAAAAGTGGGGGAGTGGCCCTAAAAGTGGGGGAGTGGCCCACAACGTGGGTATGATAGTAGGGGCCCACAAGGTGCCCTATTTAATAAGTAGGGTATGTATATAAGGCGTATGGATATCCGTTTTTGTAATATAAGACGCCAGTTCGAACTATGTATGTAGTCTACTTATTTATTATAAAAAAAATTTTATTCAATAATTTCAGTATCTGAATCTAAAGGAGGTTTAGATTGTTCAGGATCTTCGAAATCCTCTTCGTCTGAAACTTCAGGAGAATAATGTTTCTCATCATCCAAATTCATTATTTCCCATCTATCATGTGATAGTCTTTCGGTTTCAGGCATCCAATTAGAAAAACAAATAA